GCGTTCTGCGTGTTGGTGTCGTAAAACGTCCCGTAAGCCTGCCGCCTGGCTGGCACGATCGGCGGGGCAAGGTCCGCCAGCGTCAGGACCGGCGGAGCCAGTTGGACAGGCTGGGCCAACGCCAGCCCCTGCACCACGTTGTCAATCCTGCCTAGGGCCGCCAGCGCGGACTGCGCCAGCGCGGCAGAGGTATCCGCCTGGACAACCCTCTGGCCCAACTCCACGGCGATTGCGGCCAGCACCTCGGCCTGATCCTGCGCCGCGCCCGCCGCCAAACCAATGGCCTCAATTTGAGCTGGCGTCAGCTCACCCGCCACCTTGAACAACCGCTCGATCGCCAGAATGGTTTCAGGATCGTTCCCGACGAAGGCGGCAATCTGGTTGCGGGTCAGGGCTTTCGGATCTGCCATTACCAGACCAGCGGCTCTAGCCGCGCCTCAAGGCGGGCGAAGGACAGGAAGGCGTCAGACGTTCCGCTGAACCTCTGTAAGCGCCAGTTGCGAAAGCTGCCTTGTTGCAGCCAGACAAGCCGCTTGGATCGATCGCCGATCTTGCCGGCGCGGATGAATTTAGGCTGGCTGTAGGTAATGCCGTCTTGAGAATACTGCGTCTGGATTTGCGGGTCGGCGCCCAGAGCAACCCTGCCGGTAAGCGCGACGAGCTCAAGGTCGTGCACGATCACGCCCCGCCCCTCGTTGTAAACAATCTGCGTTTCAAATTGCCATCCGACCGTCTGGCCCCAGTGGGTCGAGACGTTGTCAACCAGATACCCGAACGCGGCTGTCTGCGTGTCGGCTGTATTCCAGCGGCCATAGGCGTACACCAGACGGCTGGAGCGATACCTGCCGACGCCATCAAGGCTTGACGAGTAGCAATACCAGACCGGCTGTTGCAGCACCGCGCTCGCCGCGCCGTCATACACCAAGCACTTATCCGGCAGGTGGATCAGCAGTTGCCGGTAATCGCGATCGGTGCGGGTTTCCATGAACGCCAGCGCAAGCTGCGCCTCGGTGTAGTCAGCCAGCACGATGTCAATCTCGCGCGTGGATATCTTCACGCTGTTGCCGTTGACCCCTAACCAGACCGCGATGCCCTCGCCCATGCCGCCGCCAATGAAGGCGATCTGATCAAGGAATGTGCAGTTCGCGTTGACCCCAACGCTTCCCCGCGTGATCTGGGCGCCCTGTACCCTCTCAAACGGGAACCCGGTCGTCCCAACATTTTGAAAAACTTCGATGGTGTGCCTGTTCACGGCATAAATCTCGTTCCGCAGCTTGATCAGCCCGACCACCGGGTCGGGATCGATCTCTGACGACCCGTACTTGAGCGGATCGACTGCGAACGGATTATTCAGTTCCGTGATGACGAGGAATTCCCCGTCAGTCGTCATGAAATACCCGTCTACCCAGACGACATCCACCACGGTCCCTAGATCGGGATCAGTGACCTGCGCCAGCGTGGTGCCGTTGTAGAGGAACAGCTTCCCGTCGCCGGCAATGGCGAGGTAATCGAAACTGTAGACGAGGATGCAGCGATCAGTGCCGGGGATTGTCCCTAGTACCGTCACCGCGCCCGCGGCGCTGATGCTGACGAGGCTCGTCCCCATGACGCGGTAAAGGATGTTATTCCACTCGATCCCGCCGCGATCCAGGCCGGGACCAACAGCCAGATTGTTGCCAGTTGAACGTGTTAGGATTTCCGACCTGTCGCGCGTCAAGATCGGCAATCCGCTGCGCGACAGGATTATTGGCGACACGTAAAAACCAACAATCCCATCCGCTGGTCGCAGGTATCCCGCGCTGATGCCCTGAGCCTGGGCAACGGGCGTCAGGTTCAACGGGTAAGAGACGCGAAAATCCGCATTTCCATCCGAATAAGCGCCTGAGAGGATGGGGATTTGCATCTGTCAGAACAGCGGCCTTGTCACCGTAGCACGGAAGGTCGCAGACGCGAGATCAACCGCCCCGCCACTGTTGTTTGTTATAACCAACGTAACTAGGTTAGCCGAAGCTACGTACCCCGTGATGCTCATTCCAGCCAAAGAGAGGCTGCACGATCCCTGCACGTAATCGCCCAACAAAGCGCCTGCCGCAGTAATCGACAGGCTAGTGCTGGCGTTGTTACTGATGCTGCCGAGATCTGAAGTTGTTAAAAATGTACCGTTGAACCCGTAAAAAGTTTGCGTTGTGTTGCCGCCAATGCGGATTGGCCCAGTGTCGTTTGTATAGAGATTGTTTCCAACAAGAATAAGTTCAACAACGTTGGATGCTACGTCAATTCCGTAATCCTGCGTCCCGCCCGTTCCCAGCGTGTCAAAGCATTGGTTGTTGGTCACGATGCAATACGATGCGTTATAGGTTGCATCAAGGTATCCGAGCGAAATACCGGCCGTGGTTTCAGCGGTATATATGCCGTTATTGTAGCAAAGGTTTCCGCTAATAACGTTGCTCTTGCCCGCGCAAAATATACCTGAGCCGCCGTTGTTCCAGCATATATTGTTTGTGATACGTCCAACAGACCCGAAAAACTCAATGCCCTTGCACGTAAGCCCATCACTATCGAGGCCGTTGTATCCGTTCGACAGATAGTTGCCGTGGATAATGTTGTATTGATTTGAGGCGTTGTTGCCCATGCCAACGCCAGCGCCGTATTTCCAATTCAAGATGATGTTGTTGCGGACGGTCAGGAAACTGCCGTCCAGCAGCGTGCCGTGGTTAAAGATAACATTGTTTTCAATCCAGACGCGCGTAATTGACCCGCCTGACTCGGTCAGCAGAATACCTTCGTTGACGCCTACGCTTGATGAGGTTGTTCGTGAAATAAGGTTGTCATGAATGCGGACATCGTTCGATCCGTTGATACCAATGCCCAGTTTGCCGCAATTGATGATTTTGCAGTTGTAGATTTCGGCGTTGTTGCACAGCAACCATCCGACGTTTGAAGGAGTGCCTGTGAAAGAAACGTTGTTCCAGTCAAACGTCAGGTCGTGAACAATCGTATTATTCTTGCTGACAAAGATGAGGATGTTGCCGTCAGCCGCCGCAATCCCGATGTGCTTCAGGACGCAGGCCGCAGCCGTTGAACCGTAGATTTCGCAGTTAGACACGCCTGTCAGCGGATTTGTGAGGTAGGTGCCGGGATCAATCTCCAGTGCGCCGTTTTCCGCAGCATTGATCGCATTCTGCAAGGCTGTTGTGTCGTTTGTGGAGTTGTTTCCGCGTGCGCCGAACCATTTGGAGTGGAGCGCGCCGATATATTGGCGCTTCCACCTTAGCCCCGCAGCATCAACGATCACCGTCCCGCCATTGTCCGCCGTGGTGGTGTCGCTGGCGTCGTAACGAAACAACCCGCCGCCATCGCCGGCAACGTAGTTTGTTTTCAGGACAACCTGAGGCGGTATAGCGCCCGCGCCCCAGTTCGCCAGGCGCAGGGTTGCAATGTCCCAGTCGGCGCTGGTCAGCAGGTTGACGTTTTCGCGTGCGTTGCTCATGAGGCGGCCTCAAATGGCAGGGCTTTGATCTGGCTGGCGTCGTCGTGCTTGGCATCAATGTGATGCTTAAGTGCATCGACGTTGACAACATCGCTGACGAAAGCAGCCAGATTGGTTTCCGTCAGGCCTGAGAATGGCTGAAAACCTTCTTCTTCTGGCGCTGCCAGCATTGTGCGCCCCGTAATTGAGTAAGCCTGACCGTTGCGCGTGCCGGTAATTTCGTAAACCACTTCTTTTACCACATCTTTCAAATCGCCTTCATCAGCGACACGGGCGTCTGAGAACTTCCAAGTCCAGTTGGTCACGGGGTTGCCTCCTCAAGCGATGCAATCTTAATCCAGGCTAATGTCTCTTCGTCCCAGCGCCAGAAACCTTCTTCTGGCATTGCCACAGGCGCGATCCAGTTGGTTGTCGCCTCGTCCAGCGTCCAGCTTGGGTAGGGCTTTGGCGTGATGAATGCATCGAGGGTGCGGTCGAGCTTGTAGCCGACCCCGGCGTATCTTGCGCGTATGTTGCCGTTGTAGCTGGTCTGCGCCCAATGCTGCCAGCCGCTCCACGCTTGCAGCGCGGCGATGCCTTTGGCCTCGTTCTCGACGCCGTCCTTTAGCAGCCAGTCATTGTTGACAACGATGACTGCAAGGACCGTGTCGTTCTCATCGAGTTTTGCAAAGTGTGCCATCATGCCACCACGAAATCGCCGGAACTTGTAAAACTGTGGACAGTGTAAGAACCGACCGTGGTGATAGTGCCGCCAGTAATCGTTTTTCCTGAAGCGTCTGCGGTCAGATATTTGATGACTACAATACCGGAGCCGCCCGCGCCTCCCGCCGTGTCGCCAACCCCGACGCCCGATCCGCCGCCACCGCCGCCGCTGCCCGTATTGACTGTACCTGCGCTACCTGCGGTGTTTGTGCCCCCGCCATCACCGCCGATGCTTGATCCGCCTGATCCACCCCCGCCTGCCTGACCGCCTCCACCGCCGCCTCCTGCGTAGGTAACGCTAGAACCAGTTCTGAAAGAACTTGCCTTTCCCGATCCGCCGCTGCCTCCCGAAGTACCGCCAGCACCGCCACCGGCGCCGCCAGCACCACCGCCCCCGCCTGAACCCAAAAAAGGAGACGGGGCGTTTCCGCCGCCATTACTTCCAAAAGAGCCCGCACCGGACGTTTTTGATGTCGATCCACCTCCACTACCGCTCGACCCGCCCCCGCCGCTACCCCCTGCTCGACCAACAGTTACAAACGGCCATCCACCCCCGCCGCCGCCATTTGCTACGACGCCGTTAAAGCTGGTGTCGTTACCGTCATTGCCAATGGTTCCCGACGCTGTTGCGCCGCCTGCGCCAACAACAACCGCGTTTGTTCCGACGACTGAAGCCGTCAGCGTATCGTTGAACTCGCCGCCACCGCCACCGCCAGCACTAGCGTTTGCGGATACGCTGCCAGAGCCTCCGCTCGCGCCGCCAGCGACGAGCATGAAAAGAACGCTGATAGGGGTGGGAGGAGCAGCCCCACCCAGCATCAGTTGCTGTATCCCGCTCATGTGAGGCCGGTCCCGCTAATAATCCACTCGGTCGAGGTCAGCTTGATGCACGTCGCGATGCCGTTCGCCGCGAGCGTCCTGCTGCCCGTCGTGCCTGCGCCTGCGAGGCGCATCGTGTCCGTGGTGATTGCGATGGTGATCACACCGCCCGCGTTTTGATTGACGAACGTCACAACCGTGCCGACCGGGAATGCCACCGTGCCGTTAGCGGGGATCGTGAACGTGCGCGCCGTAGTGTCTGCGCTGGGGTGCAGGATGTGCTTGCCTGCATCGCTTGCAACGAGCGTGTAGGCTGTTGACTGCGAGTTCTGCGCAACGCCTCTCGTGCCGACACTGTCAGCCGCCTGCGTCTCGCTGAAATCCACCAGCCCGGCTGTCGTATAGACGCGCTTGCCCTCAATGCTCACCACGCCTGCACTCACGCGCGCCAGCGTCGTGTCTGTGGCGTCGCCTAGCTCCAGCGTGCCGACGCCTAGCGCCGTCGAGGTCGATGACGTGATGCCCGACACGGGCAAGCCGGTTGCGTTGGTGAGCGTGCCGCTGGAAGGCGTACCCAGCGCGCCGCCGTTGACTACTGGTGCGCCCGCAGAGCCTACAGCAATGGCAAGCGCCGTAGCAACACCAGTGCCCAGACCCGTAACGCCGCTTAGGGCAACTGATCCGACAGTCAGCACACCGTCTTTGCGGACGCTGAACTTGCTCACGCCGCCAACCTGAAGGTCAATCAGGAGCGACCCAGCCGCCGACGAAGTGTCGGTGACGTTCATCTTGATAGACGCAAACGTTACAGCAACGTTGTTCCAGGTGTCGGTCAGATCGTAAATGTTCTGCGTAGCCATCTTACTTCCTCGCGATCACAAGCGACCCATCGCGGGTCGAAATGTAGGACCCGTCACGGGTGATGATTTCCTTGGTTTCAGAGATCGGGGCGCCTGCCCGCATCCGTGACCTGTCCCGGTTACGCCACATCAGAAGCCCTCGCCGGGGATTATGTTGATGGTCGAGGTGTCAGATCCAGCGCAGATATAGGCGACGTGGGTGTGATCCTGGGGTTTGGAGATGCTCACCTGCGACAGCGGCAGAAGGATGTAATCCGCCGTCGTCGCTGCCAGGCCCGTCAGGCCCGTGCGGACGAAGATGTTCGCCGCGCCCGTGTTGGTGATGACGATGCTTTTCGAGCCAAAGCCGATCGCGGAGTTGGCTGACGTGCTCGTGACGTTGGCCGTGACGCCCTGCCCGTAAGCTGGCGCGAATGTCTGGTCGATCATTTGGTTACCCCTTGCAGCCAGCTTTGGTATTTCGGATGTTCAAGCGCCACGAGCCGGTCAAGCTGCTCATGCGTCATCGGGATTTGCCCAATCAGCGCATTCCGAAGGCTGGCGAACTCAGCCAGGATGCGTGCCTTAAGCGCCGCGTGGTCTTCGTCCGGATACGCCTCGGCAAGCGCCTCGGCCGGCGGCTCGTTGGACAACTCAAGAATGGGGGCGGCTAGGGTCGCTTCCAGTTCTGCGATGCGTGCACGCAGGGCGTCGTTCTCAGCAGCGAGCGGGTCCACGAACGGCACAGCGTCCACTAGCTTGCCAGCCGTCACCGCCTCCCAGTGCGCCTTGTAGGCATTGACTGGCGCTGGCATTGCAATCGCCACCAGATCATGCGCCAGGCTGATCGGATCGGCCCGCGTGCCAGCGTGGGACTGCCCCTGATAGCTGCCCGCCACCAGCCAGTACGCGCCGTGATCCTCAACCCGGACATTCTGCCATCCCGCAAGGATGGATTTAACCTGCTCAATCATGGCGCCAGTATTCCCACAGCCTTAAGGGCTTTGACAACGTCGCTGATGCGGTAGGCGGTCGCCCCCGTGCCGCCGGTGAATGTCGAAGCATCCGTTACGTTCGTGCCGCCGCCCGCCGTGAACCCCGTAGCCGTGCCGGTTGTAGACTGCTGCGCGCTGCCCGCGATCGTGCGCCCGAATGACGTGAAAGCCGTCGTCGTGAACGTGTCCACACCAGACGAATACACCAACTGGTCCGCCGCAGTCGTCACCGCCGCAATTCCGGTAAGCGTGGCATCAAGAGCCTGCGCGCCAAGCGTTACCCGTGCCGCGGCTGCGTCCGCATCGTCCACCAATGTCGCGCCAAAAGGACTTACGCCAGCCGCAGGAAAGGCGGCGATCGGCACCGTGTACGCCTCGACGTTGACGATAAACGTCACAAGATCCCCGGACGCCAGTCCGGAATTGAAAGTGATCGTCGTGCTGTTTGTTTCGACAAAGTCCTGGCTGGCGCCCTGCTCAACCCGCAGACCGTTGACGTATATTTCCACCGCGTTTGCGTTCAGGCTGTATGGACTTGGCAGCGTAAAAACTGTCTGTCCGGCGTTTGCAAGCACGCGATAAACGTATTCGTATCGCGGCACGATGGTTTCATCGAGGCGATACCATGCGTTCGTAAGCAGGTTATACTTGAAGCGGAGCGCCCCAAACTGGGCAATGGCGGAAGGAGCGCCGATTATGGTGGCGCCATTCCCAGCCAAAGTAAGCGTCGTAACTGACTGCATCGAGAAAATCAGGATTTCCTGATTATCCGCAAGGCTTGCGATGGGCGGAAAGGTTATTGTCCCCGTTGCAAAGGCTGCGGTCGGAGAGAGGATCAACCACTGGTTGTTGTTGTTGTTGTTCAGTGTAATTGTAAAGCCGGACACCACCGGCGCGGCGTACTGGACAACGAATTGCGATTGCCCTGCACCTCCGGAGGAAAAAGTAAGATTTGCCTGCATGTAGGCTTGCAGCGTCGTCAGGCTGGTCTTCCGCGTGTCGCTGTTGTTCACGCGCCATATCGGCAGGAGGTCGCCAGCGGTCAGCGTGTCAGACGTTGAGAGTTGGTTGATGTCTGTCACGTTAGCTCTCCAGATCCAGCGCGGCGTCAGGCCCCACGGTTAGACCACGATCCTCTTGAGAAAGGAACGGGTCGCCGTTGAAGCGCCAGTATTTTGTCCCCTGTCCAGCCGGAACTGAATTAGCGTCAATCAGCCTCTCCGGGATCGTCGAGCGGCGGCTCAAGAGCGCCATGTATGCGCTTCGGGCGGACGCCTTGGTGTCGGGCGACACCGTCTTGCCCATCATGGGCGCCAGACGAATGGCGAGGTTGTTAACGACAGCCTCGATCGCTTCGTCGGTAATGGTCGCGTTCTGATCAAGATCCGACCCCGCCGGACTGTCTGTCAGCGGGTAGCCGATGCGCAGCCCGCGGGAGTTCCACGTCGCCAGCATGTTGTCCAGGCGGCGCAGACCAGCCTCGAACTGCTCTGGCTGAAGGTCGAAAGCGTAGCTTGCGAGCCCCACTTCCTCGAATGCGCTCTGCACAATCTCGCGCTTTGTCCAGCTCATGCCACCCGCTCCGGATCAGGCGCCGATGCAGCTTCAGCCGCCTCAAGCGCCTCGATAATCTTGTTGGCCAACGTCTTGTCGGACCAGCGCCTGTCTACCGCAAGCCCGATCTCTGCCGCCTTGGCCAGCATCTCGTCCCGCGTCGGCGGGGCGTCTTCCTCAAGCGGCTCGGACACAATCGCAACCCGCGCGGGTGCCGGGTTCAGGAACGTGTCCACCGCCTCGACCAGCGTAGCGTACCAGCCCTCGCCCAGCGCCTTGTCCAGCGCCTTCTGATCAGCCACGCCAATGCTGTTGTAGGTCGTGCCTAGCGGACCAAAGTGTGGACCCGGACAGCGGTAAACGAGGGTTGGAAAGCTCATTTCATCTTCCGTTTAGCTGGCGCTTTGCTCGGCTTGCCCGCCTTCATCGCGGCCGTCCGTGCGGTGTTCAGCGCGATAGCGATCGCTTGCTTCTGCGGGCGCCCCGCCTTCATCTCGGTCGAGACGTTCTTTCCGATCGTCTTCTGCGAATAGCCCTTCTTGAGCGGCATAGTTTCCTCCCTTGGAAAGCGCCCCGGCTTTTTAGGGCCGGGGCTGTAGTCCTACGCGATGCGATACGAAACGAAGGTGTTCGCAGCGGTCTTGCGTGTCCGCCAGCGTGCGGAGTTGCCGTAGATGCCGCCCGTCGAAGCGTTTGCACTCTGAACAATCGGGTTGCCCACGATGGTATGAGTGGCGCCCGCCGTGACAGTGATCGTGTCAGCCGAGGCAGCCGACAGGTTGATCAGCGTCCAATCAAAGTACTCGTTCGTATCCCAGGTCGCCGCTGCATCCAGCAGGGTTCCGGTAGGCAGCGTGTATGCTGCCGTGGCGCCTGCGGTGTGCGTGCCGGTGATGATCTGCGTGAGCAGTTCAGCAGCCGTCAGGGTGACGGCAACGGTTTTCGCCGTGACGTCAGGCTGCGAGCCGTTGCTGGTGCGCAGTTGTTTGACGATCGGATCGGTGCCGACCTCGTAGTATGCCTCAAGCCCGCCGCTCGCCTCGACGATGATCGTTGCGCCGCCTGTGTAGGTCCCGAAAACGGTCTGGCCGTTGATAACAGTGCCAAGCAACGACGTCTGGTCGGGGTAGTTCACGAAGCCGCTGGTGCGGTAGACGTTGACCAGGCCTTGCGATGCAACCGCGATCTTCTGCGTTGCGGTGAGTGTGACGGAGACACGGCCGCCGCCGGAAAGAAAGGAACTCATTGCGATTTCTCCGTTAGGTCTGGCTGAACATGATGAGACCGCTCATCATGGGCTGTTTGTTGACAACCCCGTAAAGCGTGTCGAGACGATACTTGGTACGCATCGTGTTGATGTCATACTGCTTCTGCATCACGAGCTCGATGCCCTGATCCGTCGCCGCACGCATGACGGCAGCGCCGGCATCGGTCGGAACCGCATAGCGGCCCGGCAGGATTTCGATCGAGTCCTTGAACCAGAACGGGTTCTGGAAGGC